AAGCAATAAGAAAACTAAAACACCCATCTAAGCTTAATAAGCTGAAAGGGTTTATGGAATAACCTCTATAAATATTGATGCAATAGTCTTTCTATTTAAATAAACAGACTTAGTGAGCAGTTAGTGAGCAATAATATTTTTTACATTGAAATTCATAGAAATATATACAAAAAATTAAGGCAGTTGTTTAAACTGCCTTTTTTAAAATTCTATATCTCTGAATACATCTAATTCTTTTTGTTTTGCTTTTTTAGTTTTGTGAATATACACAGCTCTTGTAATCTCTGTTCCTTTGTGTCCTAGACGAGCGGATATTAATTCTAGTGGGATTTCTGCATCCATACATAAACTAGCATGTGTATGGCGTGTCTTATGAAATGTGAATTTAACAGAGTGAATATTATCACGAGTCCATTTACTAACTGCACTGTATGAGTTATAATCTCCATTAGCTTTAGGGAAGAGTATTCCATTATTTGTGTAATAACTGTGCATATCAGCCTTTACTTTATTCATCTCAACTCTATTTCTAAGGATCTCTTGACACTTTTTATTTAATGATATAACACGCTTAGAGTCATAAGTTTTTGGAGAAGATATATTTTTATAGTGATCTATATTCTTATCAACATTAAGTGTTCCATTATCCAATATATCATCTTCTGTAAGTGCTAGTGTTTCTCCAATCCTTAGTCCGGAATTAATCATAAAGTTTATCATATCATGATAATACTGATTGTTCTCAACTTCTTTTAATATCACTTCTATTTCTTCTTTTTCGAAGTATTTTCCATCATAGTTAACTTTATGTTCCTTTAAATCAAGTTTATCTAACCACATTATATTTTCTATGTAGTCCAGTTTATACATCATTCTAAGAACTCGTTTAAAGAACTTTAAATAAATATTATAGCTATTATTTGTAGTAGCTATTTTTTTGACTAGAGTATCTAAATAAAGAGAGTTAACATTTAATAACGGCGTATCGAAATTAGTTCTCTTTGTCTTACTAATTCTACTTTCATAGAGTTTATATGTACTAACTTTTATTTCATCTTTAACTCTTTCTAAATACATTTCTAAAGCTGTAAAAAACGTAATTCGGAGGTCTACAAATGTTTCTTCTTTAAGTTTCTTTTTTCTTAATATTTCAGTAGCTAATCGTTGGTTTTTATTTTCTAGCGTAATGCTAATTGATTTCATTTTACCCCTAACATCTTTAACTCGGGTACGATACATATATTTTCCGTTAGGTTTTTTAACTACCCACATACTAACACATCCTTTCTTTATTAATAGTAAGATGTGTGATATAATTAAATTAATGAGCGAGGTTCGCTCCACATCTTAAGTAATTTTGAGAGCAATATTGTTATGTGACGATATAATAATACTCAAAATGGACTTACTGGTTGATAAACTCACAACTCTTGGCGGGGGTGTGAGTTTTTTTAATTTGATTTAATTTAACAACATGAAATTCACGCGAAAATCACGCGAAAAAATATACATGAAAAGCTTTTATAACAAGCTTAAGTTGATTTTTAAATATAACATCAACATGAAAATAACACGCTTTTTATTTACTCAAAATAGTTAGGACGGGTTACATTTTTATTGACTTCTAATGCTTTGTTCGTTTTGTCGTGAATATAAAGCCCGCTTTCTGGGTTGTAGTTGAAATAAGCTGCTTTTAAGATTGTACCGTTTAATTTCATATTATAAATTAACAAATCGCCATTATCAACCATAATATTAAAACCGTTATCTAAATAAACTACTAACACTTTGAATTTACCTCTCTCCCTTTGTTTAGCGACAAAATCATGGAATTGTCGTTGAGTTATGTAATTAAAATCGACAACAGTCATTTCCATTTTATAAACCCCGTCAGTTTCGACTGCTATTTTTCCAGGATCTAATATGCGAGAAATTCTCTCAGCTTGTTTTTGTTCAGTCGTCATCTCTTTTGGTGCTTCAGCTTTAGTTGAGCTACAACCAGTTAATAATATTGTAGATACTACAAGAATTTTAATTAATTTCTTCATAATAATTTCCCTCCTGTCAATTAACAGTAACTCTCGTATTGTAATTGCATTGCTGCTAAATGTTCTATTGATTTATGATTTTCAAATAATGTAAAGAACTGTTTAACATTTCCCTTACCAAAGTTAAATACTATTTTTTTAGCGTCGCAATTATCTATAAATAAATTATATTGATAGTAATTTATTAGTCTAGTACGTAATGCGTTTTTGCTACACCCGAAAGTATTTAACATTCTACCAAACGAATATTTTCTATATAGACATTCTTCTAATGCTTCATCATTAATAAGTAATAGACTAGCACCTACATTAGCTTCTATTTCGTGTTGTGTGTGTCTATCTACATCAGAAGAAAAATGTCTAGGGGTATCTTTAAAATGCAATAAACAATGTGTTATTTCGTGCATTAAAGTAAACACTTTTCTTTGTCGTATTCCTTGATTGTTAATGGTAATTATAAAATAATCATCTAACTTATCTGCGAAACCATCAACCATTAGTTTATTGAATTTAGGATATTTGATAATTACATTCATATTGTTTTCACAATACTCACTAATATCATAATGTCTGATATGTGATATTGGTTTATTATAATGTTTTGCAACCTGAGAAATAAAAGGATATATTTCATCTTTTATCCTATAATACTCAGAATGTGCGATATTGAACATCTATTCACTCTCCTTTTTCTTACGCTCTAATAACATTAAACGATACATATTTTGATATCTTTGTAATTCATTTAACATCTCTTCAGCATCTTCTTTTGAAAAACCTTCAGTATTAATTCTGAACATAGTAGGGTATTCTTTATTTTCTCTACCTAATAGATAGTCAGTAGTAACGTTAAAATAATCTGCTACTATTGTGATTTTATCTATTGAAGGTTTAATATTATTCCATCTATATAATGTATTTTTTGGAAAACCTACAGCTTCTTCAATTTGATTAAACGATACTTTTCTTTGATTTGCTAAATATTTTAACCTTTCATAAAGCATTGGTATAACAACCTTTCTAAGCCTTACAAAATATTTCTTAACAAATATGCTAAAAATCTATTGACTATATTTAACATATATGCTAAAATTATTATTGTAAGTTAATAAATTTGTTAACAAACTAACTAAACTAATTGATTTTAAAAACGCCTGCCAAAGTGAATTTAACAATTATTTGTTAGTGTCTTTAACATACCTATATATTATCAAATATGTTAAGAAATGTCAATGAAAATTAGCTAAATTTGTTAACTTACTATCTTTGAAAAAGAAAGGAGCTTGTCAATGACACCAGAGTTACAAGAGTGGATTTGTAAAGTTAGGGTTGAACTAGCGAGAAAAAATTTAACAAGAACTAAGTTAGCACATGGTATTGGAGTTTCAAAACCCGTGATTTCAGATTTACTAAATTATGGCAAGGGATCACAGAAGGTAATAAACAAAATAAATGCTTTCTTAAATATTAAATAGGAGGTATAAAATGTTAGAGACAATATGGTTAAATCCAGAACGAGCTTCTAAAATCTTCCCTAACATTGGGACTACAAAATTTAATAAGTATAAAGATGAATTTATAAAACTATGGGAACAAGATTATTACCCTAGAGAAACTTATTTAAAAGAATGTAATGGGATAGAAATTAAAGCTTTTGTTCACTATCTAGCTTGGAGAGATTATTTCCAGGATAGCAATTTAATTAACAAAGTAGAATTATTTAAAGGAGTATGGCAATGAAACTAAAAATTAAAAAAGATAAATTACACATTATATATTGGACAATCGCTGTAGTAAGTGTATGTTTCCTTACTTTAACAAATATCGATTGGAGACAGATTGCAGGATTTTCTACTGGATTTGGTTTTTTAATTCAAGGAATCTTTGATAAAGATTTCAGTAAAAAATATTTTTAGGAGGAATGTATGAACAAGTTAAAAAAATTATTCTGTAGAAGAGGATTTGAATTAATAGACGATATGAACGGTGAATTACCTATAAAATCTACAATTCATAGTGCGGGAGTAGATTTCATAGCTAGTCAAGAAATTGTGATCCCTGCATTTAGATTTAAAGGTGAAGCAACTTTAGTACCTACTGGATTAAAAGCATTTATGCCAAAGAATGAATGTCTATTAATATTTGCTAGAAGTAGCTTACCAGTTAACCGTGGTCTAATAATGAGTAACGGTGTAGGGGTTGTGGATTCAGACTATTACAACAACTCTAAAAATGAAGGACATATATTATTAGAGTTTAACAATTTAACAAATAAACATTTAACAATTAAAAAAGGTGAAAGAATTGGACAAGGTATTTTCTATAAAGTGCCTAAAGTAAGTTATGGAGTTAGATTAAAAGGAGATAAACGTGGTGGAGGATTTGGAAGTACAAATAAAGAATAGTTTTAGTGAAAAACAAATGGAAATGCTAAAGCATCTAAATGATTATGGTGTAAAGGTAGAACCTTATGTTAAAGAAAAATTTCCTACAGGATTTGAAAGTTATGAATTATTTGAAGTACTAGCAGAATATTTCACTCACACAGCTAAACTATTAAAACAAAAGTATTTAGAAGAGGAGTGTTAGCTAATGAATATTCCTAATTTCAGAGCATACGTTGATAAAAAAATGTATAAAGTTATTGGTTGGTATGGTGATTATATCACATTAGGAAGAAAGTATGAAAGTAGATATATTCAATCAATCAATGTAAAGAAAAATGATGTGATTATCATGTATGGAAGTGATTTAAAAGACAAAAAAGGAAATGAAATATTTAGCGGAGATATCGTTAAAAATACTGATAAAGATATTGGAATAGTGAGATATAAAGACGGATCTTTTGAAGTTGATTTCAAGCAATATATCCCAGCCCAATTAGGATTGATAAATGATGATTTAGAAATAATTGGAGATATTCATAGAAATAAAAAATTACTAGATAAGATTATTAATAACAATAAAAAAGTTATTTGTTTAAATAGCGTAGAAAAAAGGATTAATAAAAAAAGGAAAAGAACGTCTAAATAGACGTTCAGCGATTACCTATAATATACCATAATTAATCCAAAAATGCAAGATTTCAAAAGAAGAAGGTGATGTTTGTGTTATTGTTTGACGAACAGCCAATAGTATTTGATAGAACGTTAGCAAGAGAAATTGGAGATAGACCAGCTACAGTATTGCAGCGTGTTCATTATTGGATAGAAATAAATCGGAAAAATAGAGATGAAAAGGCGTATAAGGACGGACATTATTGGACTTATAAATCTATTAGAAGATGGTATGAAGAAGATTTTGATTACTTATCATTTTCTACAGTTAGAAGAACCTTTGAGGATCTAATAGAAAAAGAGTTTTTGATAACCGGAGATTATAACAAGTTCGGTGCAGACAGAACAAAATGGTATAGAGTTAATAAAGAAAAAGTAAAAGAACTTTATATAAAATTGGAAAAAGAGAAGAATAAAAAGCAGTTGTCAAATACAACAAATGCAAATGCTCAAAATGAACCAATGCAAAAGCTCAAAATGAGCAATTCTGAAATGCTCAAAATGAGCCAACCTATACATAAGAATAATATAAGAATAATTAATAATGATTATTTATCATCTCATTCTAATAATATTATATATAGCGGAAAAAATGAGCTAATGGATGAGAGAGTGAATGATGAAAATAATAAAACTAATAGTCTTAAAAAGAAATACAACACACAGTATTTCAAAGACAGCTTTGGGTATTCCCGAGTCAGCATGAATAAACAAAAGGAATTAGACAAGTGGATTAAATACGCTGTTGATATTTGTTTAATGCCTCCTGATACTAGACTTCACATAGGTAAACAGAGCGTAAAAGCTAGTGAAGTAGTAGAGAGATTAACAGAGTTAAGGCATGAACATATTAATTATATTTTTTCTAGATTAAGTCAAGTTAAGTATCCTACAAACCATCAGAATTACATGTTAGCAGTCCTGTTTAATGCTAAAGAACAATATGAGAGTAGTATTTCAACATTTACAGGAGGCAAGACAAATAATATTCCTGGTAAATACGTTGTACCTGTTCCAGATTACTTAAAAGATAGGATATCAGGCAAGAGTAAAACAAAGGATGAAAGAGTAGTTACTGATGAAGATGAAGAAGCATACAAGGAAATGATGAGTGAATTAACAAAAGGAAAAGAACGCAATGATGTTTAGTGATAATTTCTAACAGGAGGTTATCAATTTGGAGTTTGTAGAACCGCTTAGGACACAAGAAGAACTAGATGCAATGAATTATTATTTTAAAAGCAGGAGTGAGCGTGATTACTTACTTTACTACATGGGAATAAATGTAGCTTTTAGAATTAGTGATTTATTAGGATTAAAGGTTGGTGATGTAAGAAACAGGGATAAGATAAGAAGGCGTGAAATGAAGACTGGAAAGTTAAGAGAGATGGTTGTATTACCTAAATTAAAGCGTGTCTTAGATGAGTATTGCATAGATAAAGAAGATGAAGAATACTTGTTTAAATCAACACGATATAAGAACTCTAACAGACCAATCACAAGGACACAAGCATACAGGATATTAAAGACTGGTGCTAAAGAGTGTGGGATAAAGAACATAGGTACACATAGTTTTAGAAAGACATTTGGTTATCATTTTTACAAAGAAAGTAAGGATGTAGTAACACTTATGAAATTATTCAATCATCATGATCCTAGTATTACATTAAGATATATCGGAATAGAACGTGATGAGATGAGTAAAGCAGTTAAAAAATGGGGTGGATTATAGACCTCATTTTAAAAATAAAATCTATTATGTAACCAATAAGGGAAACATTACATGGGTAAAAATGCAATATATTTAAAATACTGATAACAGTAAGGTTTGAGAATATTAATTAGATGTAACACTTTATAAGATATGATACATACTTATATTATAAATTAATCACTCACTCATTCATTCAAAATATAAATTAAGGAGAATAATTAATGATTAATAACGTAGTTTTAGTAGGAAGACTAACAAGAGATTTAGAATTAAGATACACTACATCAAATAAAGCAGCTGTTAATTTTACATTAGCGGTCAATAGAAACTTTAAAAATGAAAGAGGAGAATTTCCAGCAGATTTTATAGGTTGCACAGCTTATGGAAAACAAGCGGAGAATATGGCACGCTTTCTAAATAAAGGAAGCTTGATTGGTGTAGAGGGTAGAATTTCTACAAGGAATTATCAAGGAAAAGACGGAAAGACAGTATATATTACAGAAGTTATTGCAGACAAAGTTAATTTCTTGGAGAGCAAAAAACAAGGTAATAACAATCAACAAGCATATCCAGATGCAAACAATGTTACAGATTTCTATGATTTCAACAGCGAGTACAATCCATTTATAGAGCAATAACTAATATGTTTTCTTGGAAAGGATAGAATAAAAAATGGGAAAAAAGAAAATCATTAGAAATAATTTCAGTATAACAAAGCCTGGACAGAAGAAACTGACAAAGCGAGAAGCAATAGATTTAACCATAAATGAAATAGAAGAGAGCTACACTAAAAGATTAAATACAGAAGTTAATATAAAAGTAGCAGATTTCATTGGTGACTTTTGTTTAGCATTAGCATGGAGCTTAAGACATAATCATAATTACGGAGCTAAAAGAATTGAACGTACTATTAGAGAATTATTTGAAGTAGTAAGTGATGCGAAAATGAAAGAAGCAGGACAGATGCTATTTGATATGAGTGAAATTAAAGAACAGCTTTTAGTTGAAACTGGATTAGATATAGAACCTGTAATAGTAGAAGAAGTTAACAAACACATAACTAGGGTAAAGGAGTACAAGAAAAATGAATAAAGTTGTAACAATTAAAGAAATGATTGAAACTATTAAAGAAAAAATGAACTGGAGCGAAGCTATTTTAGCAATCGAGCTAGGAGTAGATTCACAGAATTTATTAGCGTGGAAAAGAGGAAGAACGCCACGATCTAAAAACTATAAGAGATTAAAAGAGATATATGAAAGTTTAAGTGAAGATGATATCAAAGATGAATTATCATTGAAGTTTAAACAAACAGAAAATAATATATTAGAAGAACTTTCTGTTGTAAATAATAATTTAAAAAAATCACAGGATACTCTTTGTGCAGTACATCGAAATTTAGATATTGCAAATGCTAATGTTAGAGCATGGAAAAGCAGAAAGAAACAGTTAGAAAACAAATTAAAAGAAACAAGAGAAGAATGGGAGAAAAATAATGTATAAAAAGTCAATGTTTAAAAATGCTAAAAGAGTAGATGTGATAGAAACCACAGAAGATAAAATAGAAAGCTACATAGAAGCTTATAAAAGAGGAGAAATAATTGACTTACCTCCACTAGCAGAAAACGAAGAAATAAAAGAAATCAGCATTATAGGAGGGAAAGCTCTTATTTATGTTGATGATATAGGAGGAAAATATGGCAACAGGGTTAACAGTAAAAAGGAGTAGTACATTGAGAAAGATAATGAAGGTGTTGAAGGATGAAAAATGATTTTAAAAAAATTTATTATGGAGTTGCACAGAAATATAAAATAGATGATAAAGCTGGAAACATTACAGCAGGAACACCGTTTATTAAATTGACTTCTGATGCGAATGAAAAAGTTTTATATATAAACATAAATAATATTTCAGAAATTAGTCCTTACCTAACAGGAGCTACAATTAATATGCAAAGTTATTATACAAATGTTAAAGAAAGCTCTGAAAAAATTTTAGAATTAATTAAAAATAAATACATATAAAAAAGGAGATTAACAATGATTAAAAGAGTAGTGAAATTAGAAACAACAAAAGAAATGATAGCAAATGATATTAATGAATTTATTAACAACAGTGACATCGACCAACCAATATTGGAAGATAATGAACGAGTTATAGGTTATACAGTGATTGAAGATGTTGAAACATGGTATGTATTAGTAAATGTTGGAGAGAAATAAAATGTTAGGTTATATGTTAGAATGGTTAATCTTAATGATATTAGTATGGTTAGTATATAAAATTTTCGGAAAAGTTTTTGAAAAAGAAGATATATATTTGTTTACAGCCGTTTGGAGTGTTGCGAATATATGCGTTAGTTTAAATAAATAAAGGGATTGAGGAGGATAAAAAATGCCGAATTGGTGCGAAGGATATTTAAAAATTAGAGGCAAGAAAAAGGATTTAAAAAATTTCATAGAAAATGAAATTAGATTAGTTAAATTAAATAGCATTATTTCAGAACCTGAATATATTGACATAAAAATGATAGATGATTTAGGAGAATGCAGCTTTAATTATAAAAAGTCATTTAGCGAATACTTACATTTGAAAAACACTAGAAGATTTTTTGTAGAAAGTGAAGAAATATCATTTTATTATTTCGAAGATGAAGTTTGTTATTTAACTTTAGAATTTAAACAAGCGTGGGGTATTGTTGTTCAAGAACTTTTAGTAGAGCATAGTAAAAATTATCATATTGATTTTAATATATATGCTAGTGAGAGTGGTATGGAATTTGAACAATACATCACTGTTGTGGAAGGTGAGTTGATAAAAAATGAAGAAAGAGAATATACTGATTTTTATTTTGAAGCAATTAACCCTAGTTTGGGAGGATAGAAAATGAACAAACTTAATACAACAGAAGAAGCAGTAGCAGAATTAAAGAATACGATAAAAAAAGAAATTATAGAACCTACAGTTTTATTTTGTAATAAATATATTGGTTTGAAGATGAAAATATTTTTATCGATTGCTGCAACGATATATGTATTTGGGTTGCTTATATATAGTTTATATCAAGTATTTAATATGTAGAGGTGTTGTGCTAATGGAAGAACAAGTAAAAGAAATGTTAAAACAAAAAGCTGATTTTGAAAAAGAAGTGTTGAACAAGTATTATATCTTGGAGAAAGATGGATCTTGTTGGTTGACTAGCGCATATGGTCGAGGGACTGTTATTCAAAGTGTAAAACGTGGGTTAGTGTTTAAGACTGAAGATGCTGCTATTAAGTATGATAAAAAACGTCGTTTAATAAAAGATATGGAAGATTGGGCTGCAATATATAATGATGGGTGGCGTCCTAATTGGTGCAATGTTCATCAAGATAAGTATTGTGTAGAATTAACAACATCCACTGGACATTTTTATATCGCTAGAAGAAATGCTATTAATCATATTGGGTTGTTACCTTG